TGAATGAATTGATTAAGCCAAACGTAACATATCAGGAAAAGTAGTGAAATCTTTGCCTTCAAGTCGCCGGGAGGTACTTGTAGATTGTTTTCACGTCTACACCTATCACATCGGCTAACTGCTGCCGGGAATCCATTCCCGGGCAATGTGGCTACTTCTGCAACAGCAAAAGTGCCGCCTCTATGCGCTCAAGTCTCCGGCGCTGATAAGCATTCTCCATTACGCTGCACTCGTCCATCACCAACCGCCACTCGCTACCAGCCGGTATTGCTTCCTTGATAACGCGCGATCCTGCCTGGCGTACAAGAACCTGCGTTTCCTCAGAGACCTTAACCCCCTGCTCATCGTACTGCGCCGGAATGGTTTCGTACTCGTCATCCCATGACTCCACCTGTTCTGGCTGGGCATCCCATTCGTTATGGACAACCAAGGCCCATTCAGTAGCATCTTCCCCTGCGGCTGCAAACGCTTCAACGATATCTTGTGCAATGTAGCCCACATGCCAGCGAGCGCCATCCTCGCCTTTCTCCGCAATAGCCCAATCATACTTATAGCGTACGGCCGGAATGGTTCCCCAGATATCTAAAATATTATCTGGGATTGCTTCTACTACAGGTTTGTGGTCTCTATCAGACACCACAGTTACTGCGTTCTGGGAGTAGATATTTTTAACGGTATTACCCGCGGAGCCTATATCCCAGGTATTTGTCGCACTGAAGCCAATGTTCCCCCCAAAGACAAGGGCCGAGGCATTAAGACCGATTGAGGTCCCGTATGCGGTTATATCAGCAGATTTAGTAGTTGCCCCGCCGACATAAAACTCAACCGCTCTCGTGCCTGTCGCCCCTGCGTTATACCCGAAGCGCATTGTAGTTCCACGAAGGGTAAAGCTGCCGTTTGCTGTCAAAGCGTCTGCGGTATAGTCACGACGATAAGTCCGCGCTGTGAGCGTTCGCTGGTTGATATTCAGAGTATCTCCAACAGCACCGACAACAGTATCGAGGACGTATTGTCCGCTAAGAGTTCCATCAGTTTTGAGGTTGCGCTTATGAATGCGCACTTCTCCCGTATATCCGGTAGAAGAACCACCGGTGACATTCAGAGGGACACCCATGAACACATACGGCTTGTAGGCGGCGGGCACGTCTACAGTAGTTCGGCCATTAGTGGAATCAACCGCAACGATTGATACAGTGAATTCCTTGGCAAAATACGCACCAATACTATTCCCACCTTTGATTATCAGCGGCAGGTTGGTGTAGCCGTAGTCCTCATATACAGTTGTCGCGAACTTGTAATCCGGGTTTGCGCGCTGGTGCGCTGTCCACGGGTAGATAACATCCTCCGGCATAAAAATCCCGCCGCCAACCTTTTTAAAAAGGTTATATTTGAACCCGTTATTTGGATTGACGTGACCCCACACACACAAATCTGACGTCTCAGGACGATAATCCAGCCCGACAGGAAATACCGGAATACCACCAGTGAAAGCCTGAACGGCCTTGAGAATAATGGGAGTGGTGTCAGGGATAGTAAACTGCAATGACTGCTGGCTGCCCGCTGTGCCAACGCCGTCATTGTTGTTCCATTTCAGGTTCTGGATAATCGCCATTTTATAGCCATTACCAAAATCAATCGCCATTTCTGCTCGGGCAAAAAACAGGTTCTGGTTGTACCCGGTATCTGCGGAATTCTGGTCAATGTTGGCATTAGTCCAGATGGCGATGTTGGAAAGGTCGAAACTTCCGGTCAGGTCTTTGTACCAGATACAGATATTGCTGTGCATCGCCGGCGACAACACCGGTAGTTGCAGGATGCCATTCGCCGCCATCAGCCCATACGGAGAGAGCATCTCCTTGGTGGTTTTGTGCCCGCGCAGGCTGTCAACATCAGGCGGATTCACGTAGGTACTATTGGTGTTGTACATCACACCATAGGTGCCGTATTTGAAGTCAAATCCGCCATGTGGGAATGCGCCAGTATCGTGTGTCGGGCTGCCGAAGCGAACGAAGTCAATACCGTTTGTCGATGGGTACGAGCCGTAGCCTGCCGGAGGAACCCAGTTTTCGTTTTCGTCGTAATAACCAAACGCACCATCCTCAAATGTGAGGAATTTATACGTGCGGTCAGGACGATACTGCGACCCGATACAGTCGATATTTAAGCCGAAGCCCTTCTCGTTGCCATCGTTCCACCACTTATTCAGGATCGTGACGTAGGACGGGGTATCTTCCATATAACAGGCCGAATAGACGGAACCACGAGCGCCTGTAGCGATAACGGACTTGTTCGGTTTACGCTCGGTCGGGTTGTACGCCGGGATACTAAGGTACGCGCCTGAACAATGAAACCCATGCCCTGTTTCGATTAAATAGTAGTCGCACTGCTGGCCGCTTGGTGAACTAGCCCAGAGCCCATTATTAGAAATCGTCCCACCTATCCACTGGCACCAGTCAATATGCAGGCGAACGCAACAATACCGCGCGGTACTGACATACATATTGTTGAATGTACAACCGTAGAAATTGCCTATTTTCTCGGGGAGGACAGTGGATTTGTACGGGATTATGTCGCTGGACATTACGCCATCCTCGTCAATTCGACACTGCATCCCGACGAGATTTACGCGGAACCCCTCGATCCTGGTATCCGCGAATGCGCAATACCACGGATTCAGGGCAAGAATACCGATACCAGCAGTACACTCTGCATCAAGCGTCCCCGGGAAATGGTCGCCAATAATTTTACCGCCATGAGTTTTCGTAAACCCTAAACTGACAGACTCCCAGTACAGTTTTTCCCCCAGAGCCAGATATACATCCTCAATATCCTCTATCGCGTGCTCAAATCCGTTGAGATATTTTCCCGTAACCTGGAATTTTCTGGATGCACTCGCCCTGACATAAATTGTTGAGTTACCGAGGTTGTACTCAACATTAGAACGTAATTTCGCAGCCTCCTTGCCAATTCTCCAGATACCGGACGATATGTTAAATGTGATATTGGCGTAGGTGGTTTGCGTGTTTATGTTATTACCGGTCTGCATCCACAGTGGCATTGAGCTAATAATGCCGTTAATGGCCTGGCCTAAACAAACAAAATCGTCAGTATCGAGCTGGGTCTCATCAAAATCAGCGGCCTCTTTCGCCCCGTTCGCTTTTGGGCTAATGATACCCATACCAACTCCGACCTGAAGCTGATATTCAATACCATTTGCGTTATATATTTTTGCCTCGGTGATGACGTGGGTTCCTGCGCGAGACAGATCTATGACGCCAGTAGTAATCCATGTGCCCTCTCCCCCGTCATTAGCTGAATAAAACCCACGCACCCGAATAGAGCTGTAATCTGCTGTCATATTAAAAATTGATACAGCAGAGGGAAGCCACTGTCCGAACTGGTACTGGACCTGTTGACGGATATCATTGTCACCAATAGCAACCATATTTTGAGAATCAATTGCCCAACTCTCAGCAGTAGTCCCGGTTGTCGTGAATCCAAGAGGCGTGCTGGCAGCGAGTCGATATGCTACGCCATTATAGACTGTCACCTGACTACGATTAGTAAACGTTACGGGACCATCAATATAGTCAGCCAGCCATGAATAGCCAGAGGATGCCAGCAGATCGTTAAACTCACCCCTTTGCCCCGTAATTTGTGCGGTGAATTGATCATGCTGTGAACCAATCTGGTTGTTGAATAATTGTCCCTGCGATTCAAGCATCGCAACAAACTGACTTTGTTGGCTGTTAATCTGTGTGACAAATGCCGACTCCATTCCGAAGAAGGAGGGGCGCGTTTTGCCCAGACGATCGATCCAGATTAAGGCGGTCAGGCTGTTAAGTGCAAAGTCGAGATTCTCAGCGTTATCAAACAAATCTTTTACAGCCGCCGAACCCAGCGGATTGCCGGTTTTATATGTGCTCATAGTCGCCCTATAACAAAAAAACCCGCCGAAGCGGGTTGTTGAGAGTTATTTCTGTTTTATGCAATGTCGCCGGGATAACTGGCGTTGTCGTAGTCGTAGAAGGATGCGCGGTACTCTTTGGCGGTAACCTGACACGTCCCGTCTGATTGTGGGGCAATCTCCTCAACAATGGCGTCATAGACATGACGCGTTGAGCCGCAGAACACCAGGCGGACTGGCTCAATGGCTGGTGAAGTCTGGTCAATCTTCAATGTGTCATCAAAATCACTCAGATGGGGAACGGACAACTGATAATCCCCCACTCTACTCGCCACCATCAGACCGGATGCAGAGCCATCCTGATAGCGGATCAGCGCACGGGGGTTTTCGAAAGACCAGTCCAGCGGCTCCGTAACGGTGAAGGTTGTCACCCCACCAGCCGTTGTCATCGCCTCCACCAGACAGGAAATCGTGTTGTTCCCCGGAATATCATCCGTGAGCACGATGCGATCACCCAGGTTGTAGCACAGCGCGTCCAGCTCGGTGGTGGTCTGGAACGTCACCCGCTGCTGCAGGTATTTCATCAGGCGCCGCATGCCGATCTGGTAGGCGTGATCCTGAGAAAGTACCCCATCGAGTTTGTAGTTCTCGATTTTCACCGGTGTGGGATTATCGGGTGTCCGACATTTAACAGTCTCCTCCGCCCAGGTGACGCCGTTGATGTACGTCACGTCGACACCATCAAAATCATCGTCGGACGGCACGGTAAATCCGCTCTGCAGCTCCTCCACCATCTCATGCGGCGTTATGATCCCCGTCCAGGGCTTAATCCCCTCGCGGTTGACCGTCGCCAGGCCATCGCTTAACAGGAAACGGGATTTCCCGGCACTGGCTATCATCTGCAGCATTTCCAGAGCCGAGATACTGTCGCCGGTGGCGAAATCGAAATTTTCGCCCCGTGGCGTCCAGTACGCGGACTCCAGCGCGTTGATGGTATCGACGTCCATCTCCAGCCCCAGCGAGCTCCCGACATGCAGCAGCGCCCCCGAAATGGTTCTGGCCGTTCCTGAGTCATAGGACCGCGTTGCCACAACGTTTACGCGGCGGTCTGACTGCGCCGCCAGCCTCCCGCCCGTCTCAACGGTCACCGCCATCAGCGACACATCGGGATAGGATGAAGGGCGCGTCAGCAGTCGCCCGCGCAGTGCCTGCCAGTACATCGAATCCCTGGCGTTGTTTGAGCCCTGCTCATTGCGCCGACGGCATCGAACCTCTACAAGTCCCGGAGAACTGAGCGTGATCCGCTCAGTGAAACCTAACCCGTTGATGTTTTTCAGCGCGTACTCGCCCTGGTGACTCACCCACCCCGATCCGGAACCGTAGACGCGATACTGTATCTCCCACTCAACGTGGCGAATCCGTTTTTTGCCCTTACTGTCAAAGCCGCAGATACCGTTCGGGAAAGAGAAATTCACCTCGAACATATCGACGGTCTCATTTTCAGGGCAAACCAGGAACGGCCCCAGCCAGCTCAGCGTGTCGTTAAGACCAGTGGCCTCATAGTCGATCATCGTCCTGGCGGTGAATCCCGGCCACGACTCATCAACGGACCCATTAACCAGGCGCGCCACTGTTGCCGTTGTGCCGTCGGCAGAGACGATCTGGTACTCATTCCCGCGGTGAGCAAGTGAAAGCCGTTGCACACCTTCAGGCATGCCCGAGAATGCGGTTCCCGTAGTGCTGTTATACGCAAGCGTCACGTTTGCCGTTACCGCCGGGCTGCCGCCGGTTGATGCCGTGCCGGAGGTGTAAACCGGGGCATCACCGAAAACGGCTGCAGGCAGTGAGGAGGATGTGATTGCCCCACCAACGAACGGACTGGCCGCCTCGGTTATCAGTACGGTACTGCCGTTGTCCCGTGCGACCAGGCCGGAGCCAGTGAGCCCCTCGGTGATAGCCGCCAGCAGTCCCGACATCGAGATGTAGTTCGCTACCAGCGACACCGTATAGGTGGTGCCCTGCCATGTGATCATGAACGTACTGGAGCTGGTCGAAAAATCGTAGGTAACAGGAGCGGCACTGGCCTGAATTTTTGCTGCACTGCCACCCTCGCCAGGCACCGCCTCCTGACCCGGGGTATAGGACGCAATGACGAGGTCATAATCGACACTGTTGAAACTCAGCGTCACCGGCATACCCGCTACGGGAGCAAGTTCGGTAAGCAACGAGCTGGCAAAAACACTGTAACCAGAAGAGGTGGAGATCAGATAATTTGTCGGAGCCTTAATTTCAACGATGGCCCCCGTTACCCAGCTGTCCGGAAGAGAATTATCGTCCTCGTCGTCATCGTCACTATCATCCGTATCAAGGCCTGTAAACGTTACGGATGCACCAGAAACCGTCATGCTGTCAGCGATAACATCGTCGGAATCAGGTGAGGTCTGGGCCATATCCAGCCCTGTTCCGCTTGATGTTCCACCGACCTCTGTCGAGTTGAACCAGTTCTCGCTGCGCTCATCGCCGGAAACATCCGCGCCGGGCGGAAAATAGGTGATGCTGAATCCCGGCAGCGTTGAAGCTGGCGTACTGCCAACCCGGATATCACCATTGGTATAAATCAGCTCACCGACACCGAGACACAGCAGCATCTGGACGCGCATTTTCGTAGGATCAGCAGCGTCGAACCGGGTCACAGGCTGGACCACATAATCAGGGTAGATACGCACCCGGCCAAACACCTCGCGAATCGGATCACCCAGCTTTGCGGTATTTGCCTTCGCCGGGTTCAGGTCGAGACTGCGCCCTGTGGATGATGTATAGCCCCCCGTATCGATACTGCTCATCATAAACAGCGAATAAGCTGCTGCAGCAACGGAGATACCGACACCTATCCACGCGATGGTGGCGGCCTCCAGCCCGAAGGGCACCGGATAAAGCCGGACATCACTTTCAGGGTGGATCACGCAAGTAGCCCACTCGCCTGGCGGAATGGACAGACCGTCAACCTCAATGGTCAGCGGCGGCACATCCCGATCCTCGTAACCTTCAACATTCACCGCCAGCCAGTTTCGAAGGCTGGTTACGCCATGTTCATGCGTTTCGAGAGGTTCACCGGGAAGCCGGGACGGGTAAAAACGAATGGTCATTGCCAGAACTCCACTTTGACAAATCGCCGCTTAAACCGCGCTAACGGAAGAAACGTTACGTTAGAGCCTGGATTGCATTCCGCCACATGCAGCAGGCCATCAATACTGACGACAATCCCCACATGGGTGACGACTGAGCCGGAATAGCAAGCTACGCCAGCCCCTTCGCAGGGGTCGCAGCGCTCCAGGGTAAGCATCATTTGACGCGCCTCCCGGTCGAGGCCGCCGTCGTCTTTCGTGACCCCGGCAAAATCAGGCCAGAGAGGCAAGCCCAAATCCCGGCGTATCTCGTTCACAATGCCAAAGCAGTCGAGATCCGGCCATGAGCGCCCGCCCTTCAGCCAGGTGACTGAAAGGTATTTATCAGGGTTAAACATGATGGATTCCTTAGCTGATATAACGCAGTCCGGGGAAGACAGGGAGCGTGTAGCGGTAACGCGGCCAGGCCATATCGAGGACATTCATATAGCCCGCAGTGATCTGAACCTCTGTTGCCGTCCAGTAACCCGACTTGATTTTCAGCGTATACGGTACCGCCGCAGGCGCGGCTAAATCCGTGGAGATAAAACTGCGGTATGTCAGCGATGCAGGCAACCTGTTAGCCAGGGCATTGCGGATCGTCGTGGACACAACACCATCAACATTACACAGGGCGAATTTCAAATCTTGCGTTCCGTCCGTGTTGCGCGCCGGCAGCGCAATGTCAATCGCGCAGGCGGTAAACGTTATGGTATCGCCGCTCTCCGTCGTCGCCGTAATATCCTCGAACCCCTGGCACAGGTAGTAAACATCTGAGCCAACGGTGATCTGCAGCGTTTCAATGATCACCTCCGGCCCGCTACTGGCATACAGCCTGTTTAGGCTTGTCATGCTTCAGGCCACTCCCTGTTAACTGCAAGATCAAGAATATCGCTGTTCACAATGAAGTCTGGGAACTCGGCCCAGCCAGGTGGTAACACGGGCCTTTCCCATAATTCCAAAGTTGCAGTAAACATCCACTTTCCCGGTTTTACCGGGGTCGGACCTTCATAAATATCGACGAAACGGCACTTATAAGGCTCAATACCCATTGGAGTTTTGAGTACCATATAAAACCAGGAAGTACCGTCGGTGATAGTTTCGCGGAACCAAGCTTCAAATAGCTGAGCCTGACCATCACTTTTAAATAGCCACTTAACGCTACTTTGTGTTGGTGTTGACAAATACCTACGTCGTTGTCGTGCTCTCCCCGTTATCATTTCAGTTCTTAATAACGGTGATACAGGTTTAAACCCATAACCATCATAAAGGGGAACAGGAAGATAATCATGTGGGTAATAAATATCTGCCATTATTTCATTCTCCGTCCCGGATATACTGACCTTATCGCGCGCCCATATTCTTCTGTCGGCTCCATAACCTGAGAGGTCAGATATTTCACAAGACGCTTTTCAGACTCTCTCTGCCGCTTATCAAATGAGGCAAGCATTGCATCATCTGGCTTACCAGAAAAGGTATTATGAAATTCAGCTACAATTGGACGGCCACCAGTAGTCCTTTGCTGCCGAACCTGGTCTAACGTCGCATCCAGTTTGGCAGAAGTTCCAGCGGTAGTTACCCTTTCTCCTTTTTTCAATAGCCAAGTTCCCGTCTCAGGGATTTTATCAATACCATCATGGGCCATACCTGCTAATGCTGATGCGGATATAGCTGCGACAAGAGGTGTTGTGACGCCAGCGGCTGCGGCCAGTGCAGCGGGCGCAAGGCCAGGTCCAACGATTGGGATTGCTGCGGTGGAGGCATATGCCGCAAGTTGAGCTTGCAGCGCTGTTGCCTGAGCATTAGCTATCATCGGAGAAACGGCCGTTGCCTGAGTGGTCTTTCCTACTAGCAGCTGAATGCCCTGATATACCAACCATTGAGCAGCAAGCTGAGTCAACGTCTGGATGACAGTTTTTCCGAAACCTTCGATCATATTACTCAGGGCATCACCGGCATCTTCAGACTGAGTAGCAAGGTCATATAAACCCTGCTGAAGAGTGCTCGTAACTCCGCTCAGCGCAGTATTGGTCGCCTCCGCTGCAATCTGGTTATAATTAGTGGCCATATCGGCATAATTTTGCCAGGAAGACTCTACACCAGCCAGCCAGTTACTCCGCATTTCATCCTGAGCGGCATAATAGCCCTGAAGAGCAGACAGCTCTTTCTTGTAGCCTTCATCTTCCAGGTTTCCACCCTGGTTCTGCCAGCCCTGCCGCAACTGTGCACGCTCAATATTCCGTTGACTGTCCCTGTCGCTTAAGCCTGCGCTCTCGGTGATAGCTGCTGTTTTTTCCCGCATCTGAGTAACATACTTCAGCGAGTTATCCTGCAGTTTATTCAGGCGCTCCTGAGCGGAAATCTGGTCCCCCAGCTTTGCATTAACCTCCGCCTGAGCCAGAACCTTATCTTTGCTGGCAAGTAAAGACTGCTCCTCTTTGCTGAGAGCGCGGGTTTGTGCCGCCTCTTCAATAACGGTGAATTTTGCCTGCAAAGACCATAGTTTTTTCCGCTCCTCGCTGATAGTATCGTTTAGACCTTTATGCTGCTGAAGTACTTTCAACTGGGTCATCAATTGCAGGGTTTCGGCGCTGGTCTGGTCGGAAGTTCTGTCGCCTGCGGATACAGTTACGCCTTTCTGTTTTGGCTTTTTCGGGTCTTTATATTTTTCTTCAATTCCTTTTTTATACTGAGCAATCTCTTCAGCACTCAGCGCCTGATTTAGCTTTTTACGCTCTTCAATGTAGCGATTAAGTCGCTGGTATTCCTGTGCGCGCTGCTGTTCTTTCGTCAGCCCTGCATCAGCAATACTTTGAAAATGTTTTTGATTAGCCAGGGAGCTGCGTTCCAGGGCAGCCTGACGCTCTTTCTCCTCTGATTTCCGTTGTTCGGCATGAAGTTGATCGGTGATAGAATTAACCGCTTTACGGGCCTGGTCTGCAGCTCTCTCCAAGCCTATACGCTGCTGGCCCTGTACATTGCCGCGCAGAGCTTTGTCCAGTTCATATAACTGGTCAGTTGCATCTGCAAGTTGCTTCTGAAGAGAATCCTGTTTCCCAAGAACAAGAAGCTTATTCCACATCCACGAAAATGCATCGCCTACGGCATTTGCAGCCCGTTCCAGAAAGCCCATATTCTGCTGGATATTATCGGCCATATCCTTAAAGCCGCTCGCTGCCAACGTATTGGCATAATTCAGGGCCTCAGTATATTTTCCGGCTTCCTGCAGGGAATGGACATAATCAAGCTGGGCGGCAGTCACATGCCCGTACTGTTCTGACATGGCCTTAAGCCCGGCTTCGGGATCAGATGTTATTTTCCCGAAAATTTCAGCCAGTTTGTTGACTTCTACCCCTGCCACATCAGAAAGCCGCGCAATATCAGAGGCAATGGCCTGGTAATTTCCCCCCAGGTCTGCCCCGGCACTGGCCAGAGCGATGACGGCAGCCTTTGCTTTGGTAAATGAACTACCAGAGTCTTCCAGTTGCTCCGTAACAAACAGCAGATTATTCGCTGTCTGTCCTGCCTTATTCCCCGTTAACTCCAGTGTTTTTGTGTAATCAGAAAGCGTTGACTGTCCGGTATAAAATGCATATCCCAGTGCACCAACTGTCGCTCCAAGCGCGGTAATGCCAAGTGTTACCGGATTAAGAGACCCCATGAGAGCGCTGAATGTGGGTCTCAGCCCGCCAAAGGAATCCTTAATTTGCCCTCCCTGCTGTAGCAGAATCAGCCATGGGCTCTGACCACCAGCCAACTGTGTGGCAATATCCGTAAACTGCGCAGGCAGTGTTCTCATTGCTGCACGATATTGCCCCACAGATATGCCAGCACGCTTCGCTGCCAGTTCTTCACGCGCAAATGCTTTTGTTACCTGTTCACTGCTGGTATTTGCATTTTTGCCAACGCCAGCCAGCTGACGGTTCAGGCGTGTGACTTCTTCATCAAATTTTGCGCTGTCGCCATCAATTTTTACGACCAGATCACCCACTGGCTGGGACATAGCGGACTCCTCCGGGTATGCTTTCAGCTATTGACATTAACTGTTCATCAGATAATTCATCGCTGACGTCTGCCAACATTCCCAACAGGCTGAAGTCGGCGACGGAAAGGTTATGTTTACTGGGATCGGTGAACAGGCAAACGGCGAGGTGACTCAGGCTGGCAAAATGGCTGTCAATCAGTTCATCCATAAAATGGTGTTCCTGATAAAACTCCCCCCATTCCAGCCATTCACGCGAGGACATTTCTGCAAGCATGGCACGCCAGTCAGGGCGACCAAATTCCCTGGCCAGTTTCATGGCAAATCGTCGTGCACTGGTCAGGACTTTTCCAGAGAAAGCGGCTCCATATCTTCTTCTGGATCGCTACGTTCCGTTACAGCCATTCCTGACAATTCCCGTACCATCGTCGCCGCACGTGTCAGAGCATCGGTACCATAATCACTCAGAACTTCGTTCATCAGCTCCGGGATATCGCGATTTTCATCAGAAGCCTGGGACAGCGAAAGCGCCACAAGCATGGCATAATCACGAATGGCCAACAAAGTAACCGCTTTAACTGTTTCATCTTGCGATGCTCCCTCAGCAGGGAGAGTATTTTTCGCATCAAAGACATATTCCAGATATTCAATGCGATTTAGCGCTGATAATTCGTAAAGTGTTACCATGTCCTCACCAGCAGTGAGAACATCCTTTTTAAGTTTGCTCATAGAAATACTCCTGAGCGGCGCCGAAGCGCCGACGGTGAAAATAATTTACACGGTAGTGGAGGCGTTATCTTCAGCCAGAGACGGTTTGCCTTTATTGGTAATTTGTGCACTACGGGTAATCACTTCGTTTCGTGAAATAGTTTTTCCCAGACTATTTACCCAGCCGGTGAATACATCGACGGCACCATTTGGATATTTAATTTTGTAGGATTTCTCGTCACCACTCATAAACCAGTCAATAAGATCCTTCTGGCCTGATTCACCCGGTTTCCATGCTAGTGTCACGCTGGTTTGACCGGCTGACTTAACACCCTGAGCTGTTGAATCCCAGTCAGGCGCATCATCATCAATATAGGAATCATCATATGACTCTGCAGTCAGTTCCCCAGGTGTTAATTCCTTAACCTTTGCCGTTCGTGTCCAGCCGACATCACTTAACGGATCATCGTAGGGATCACCAGTTCCGGTATAAATCCAAAAAGTAGTCCCGGCACCTTTCGTCGGCGTGGTAGGTGTTGGAGTTGGCATATAGTCCTCACATAATATAAGTCAGGGAATATTGGAGATCGGCGGAACCCCATGTAGTGGCTTCATCGTCTCGTTGATAGTCGTACCCGACAACGCTGATGGTCTCGACAAGACTCGCAAGGTCAGGGACGGTTTCCATCGCCGGATATATGCGGGTTTCCATCCATTTATCCAGCTCACTATCGGTAGCAGTTGCTTTAAGGAATACTTCAATGTGAAGGACAGCCTCCCACTCTTCCTCATCAATACTGCCGCCCGTCGCCTTTGCATCGGTAAGATATACTGCGACCGCGGGTAACTCTTCTGGAGCCAGGAAAGCTGGCCGACCGTCATACCAGAATATTTTTCCGGAGTTGATTGACTTCAGTTTGTCCAGAACAGCTTTTCGTATTTGCGGATGAATCATTTTGTCACCAGCCTTATCTGATTTTTGATCGCAGCCATCATTTCTTTTTGCATATCAGATGCTATCAGTTTGGGAAGTTCTTCTTTGAATGCAGTAGTCAGGGGGGTGGACAGAGGTATTTTCACCACTTCTACCGGGTAACGAGATTTACTGGTTCGTCGAAGAACATGCCAGCGACCATTATTAAGCTGTTGCACAAAAGCGCCAGGGAAGCTGAAATTCCCGATCTTCAGAACGCTTCCAGAGCTGCCGCTATCACGCTTACGCCGCGAAAGCTGAACACGGACATGACCCAGCTTTATTGCCGGGAGATTCCCACGATTTACTCTGATGGTAGCCATTGGTTTTTTAGGGCTTGCCCGTTTAAGTTTGGCGCGCTGCATGACCAGTTTGCGCTTAACCTTAGTCTCTTTCGCCACTCGCGTAGAGCTGCGGCTGATTGCACGCCCAGCCACCCGGTTAATGGACTGGGATGTCGCCCGAGGAATGGCATTTTTACTGATATTGCTCAGGTTCTGCCTGAGCTCTTCCAGCCCTTTAATCGTCACCTGTGACCTCCTCAATCCATATTTGCGGCTTACCATTAAAGAGGAGCCAGCGGGTAACGGTGTAAACCTGACTTTTATAAATAACCTCATCTCCCCGCGCCGGCTGATAGCCAGCGCTGAAAATAACCAGGTTAATCCCATCCCCCGCGACCGGCCCCAGCTCAGGCAGCAGGTGACTTTCAACAGCAATATGCTCATCGCCATTAATAGTCACCGTTCTGCCCAGCCTTTTCGCCGTCAGTTCATCCATCCTGCCAACCATATTGTCAAAGGCATTAGCCATTGATTTTGACTTCCAGGACGGTAACGCCTGCAGCAGCATCCTCCCAGGCAGTCCCGGCTAACACCGCATCGGTGTCATCCAGCTGAACATTTCCAGCTTTGAGATATACCTTTTCCCCGGCGGTCACGGCATCAGCTGGCAGCTTAGGTAAAAGAAAGACACCTTCAGCGAATCCGTCGCCTACATCACCCGGCTGAATATCGGTAATTGCAACCGCAATCATCCCGCCTAAAGAAACGGGTGTACCGCTGAGAATTTCCTCGGTACCAGAATTTTTCACGGGGATGGTTTTGCCGTCTTGCACATAATTTTTAGCCATAACGTCTCCTGTCAGCCCCGCAGGGCTGATTTCAGGTATAAAAAAAGCCCTTCCGGGCGTCGTTTTCAGAACTGTAATGATTACTGGCCGCTGGATTTCACCAGGCCGCGGTAATCAAGCGGCGCCACACCGGCATCGATACGAACTTTTGTAGCGATACCGTCAGTGGTAAACCCTTCCTGCTGATCAATGTAAGGAGTATCAACACCATTCAGATACGCCACTTCGATGGTGTCCGTCCCTTTTGCCGCCATCAGATACCAGGCTTTTGCGTCAGCTTCGTCAAGGCGGGCCTCTGCAATCACATCTGCAAAATTCTGGATCGGGTTAATAATCCCAGCGTTGATATCCGCCCCTTTTACGCTCGCTGATTTAATCGTCTGGTTAGCCAGTGTCTCCAGCGCGACCGGCACCAGCATAAATGCCGGGCGGATGTTCAGAGATCGTTCTCCCTCTTTCTGCAGGCGCATCAGTTTACGGGCATCGTCCAGGCTGCTGACGGAAATAGCACCGGTGGACAGGTTCTTGTGGTCTGCGTGGAATAACGCCTTACCATCTGAGAGTTTTGGGTTTTTGGTCAGAATGGCGTAAACAAGGTCACCGATAGTCGCCTTAGCGGCACGGCCCATTTTCATCGGAACATCTGTGAGCTGGTTCAGATCATCATTAATGATTGCCTGGCGAGTGATGGAAAAAATTTCTCCGTAGGTGGCTAGCGCGATGGTTTCACCTTTATCGCCGGTAGTCACATACTTATATTCAGCGCCTTCGCGAACCTGCCGCAGAGACGGGAATCCGCCCATCCCCACACGATGCGCTGTCTTAAAGTCCGACAACTGGCCTTTCTTTGTCCACTGTTCAAACGTTTCTGCAGCTTCGTCCCAGCCCTGCAAAATCGATTTGTTGGCGACATCAAGAAGGATGTTGCCAAAATCAGAGGTGCTATGCGTCAGCGCCAGCCCTACCATCTGCATCGGGTTATAGCTGGATACGCCAATTCCCCGCTCAGTCAGGGCCATGCGGGCATGTTCACGCAGGGTCATGCCGTTGTAGACATTGTCACGTTCCTGATCTTCAAATCCGGCACGCGCCATCAATGCCTGGCGAATACCATCGGCGACAAAATTACCGTTACCTGCATGAATATGCGCTGGCGTGGTTTTCGCCGATGGTGAAGCATCTTTACCCAGCAGCGCCAGCAGTTTGTCTTTAGCCTGATCGACAGAGCAATCCATATCTGCTACACACTGCGCCTGCAGTTCGGCGTGTTTACCACCAAACATTGCAAAGAGGTTGTTAATACCATTAACGCGCTCTTTTTGCTCTGCGATAACCTGAGCACGGATGGTGTTTTCGTCGGGTTGGCTCACCACCGGCTGCTGCACTTGTGGTTGCTGCGGATCGCGCTGAGTGGTGGCTCGCGGTGGCGTTACCATGTTGCGAATACTTTTTGGCATCTTTTCGAAGTCCTCAATACGTTTAGACTGGATACAGGCCATCGCCTGAAGAGAGGGAGTGGTCTGGTCGGCAAAACCCATCGCGACGCATTCTTTGCCGTCCATCCAGGTTTCATCTTCCAGCATTGCCGCTATTTCATCGGTGCTCTTGCCGGTTTTCTCTGCATACGCAGGGATCAGAACAGATTCAACTTTATCCAGAAGTTCTGCATAATCACGCATATCGTTGGCATCGCCACCAGCAAAGCCCCAGGGCTTATGGATCATCATCATGGTATTTTCCGGCATGATGACCGGGTTACCCACCATAGCAATAACCGACGCCATAGACGCAGCCAGACCATCGATATGAACGGTAATTGACGCACCATGATGTTTAAGAGCATTAAAAATGGCGATGCCATCAAAGACATCGCCACCAGGTGAATTAATGTGAAGGTTAATGTGACTGATATCGCCCAGCGCTTTCAGATCGTTAACAAACTGTCTGGCTGTCACGCCCCAGTAGCCGATCTCATCGTAAATGTAGATTTCAGCCTGATTATCGGCGCTGGCCTGCATACGAAACCACGAATTACTTCTTGCGCTGGCTTTCGGACGACGAAGCGTCCGGTTCTTTGACTTCGGCACTGGTGCCTCCTTTATCGTTTGCAGGATCGGTGTCATACACCAGTCCCAGTTCGCGGTTATCATCAACTTCAGCCTTGCGACGACGTTTCACATCATCCGGATTGCGTCCGCTAGCTCGCACCCAGTCAGATTCTGTCGCAGCACCACCTCGGATTTGCGCTTTCCAGGCATTAGCCTCTTTAACTGGGTCGATCCACGGCATGACCGGACCGGAATAAACTGCGGTGTAAAGCGACGCCATATCCAGCCCACGTGGTAGCTGAATTTCGCCAGAAGCCACCGCCATTTTTAACCAGTTTCGGTACATTGGCCGGGTAATTGCTCCGATGAACCAGTCCTGGAGGATCAGATAACCGTCTGTTGATTCAACCAATTCCTGGCGCTGAGCGCTGTACGTTCCATCGTAATTTCTGGCTGTACTGGAGAAGCTGAGACGAGCACCAGCAGCAACGGCGCGCAATTGCCCATTTCTGAATGTTTCAAGGTTAGGGTTTGGTCTGTCAGATTTGATCATCCCGATGTCTTCACCGGGCAGGAGATCATCATAGATAATGCCTGGTTCAATCATTACATCACGATTATCTTTGCTGTTCTCATCCGTAAAACTTTGCCCGTCCCCTTTTTTTATGTACATCCCCAGGGCGGCGGCTATGCGTGCGGCAGTTAACTCCGCATCCTCGTATTCTTTCAGCGCACTGAGGCGCATGAGAACACCAGAAAGGAGAGACGTCCCTCTGGTTTGATGAAGGCGACGGGTAAATTTGAGATGAAGCATATTCCCGGCATCAATATCTTTCGTATCCAATTGACGGCCGGTAACAGGCAGACTTTTATAAACCAGGTACTTTTTCGGGCGTCCCCAATTATCGACATAAACCCCCTGACAAAGTTGCTGTGACTCATTGTTGGTCATCGGCACAAAATCAGCCTCTAGCGCTTCAAGCCAGAAAGGTACACCAGCCACTGGATCAAGTCCCTGCGCTGAGCCACTCACCATCTGAGCGAAAATTTCCCCGTCCCTGAGCCAACTCCTGAGCATCAACCGCTCAAGCATCGGGCGGGTAAACTGTCCCGTCACCTCAGGGCTGACTGACCATTCGGCCCACTTCGTTCTGATTTGTTCTGCCAGTTTTTTTGCGATATTTCCGTTTTTTAGTACCGGGTGTGGCTCAACAATAATTCCTTTAGCTCCAACTACCCTTTCCTCGAGCTTATCGAATACACCAATAACCAGATCGTGGTTATTGTCCAACCAGCGAGCCTGTTCTCGAAGTGAAACAGCTCCCATCTGACTAAGCTGGTTAGCGGAACGATTTTCCCTGCGGGCCTTATGCGTACGAGTAGGCTTAACAGCTTCATATGCCTGTATCATTGCTCTCGAACGTAACCTCGCAGCTTTCCAACCAGGAGAAAAGACACCAATCGCATCATCTAACAGGCTCATGGAAACCTCGCGAGCTTATAACCGGGTCGCCCGTTACGCTGAGCCAGCAGGGAAGCAAGACGACGCTCCCATTCCTGACGCCCCTTGCGGATTTCAGACAGGTTCTCCAGCGTCATCTGCTGCCCGTTGAATGTTATAGACTTTCCATCCAGCACAGCTATTTCCGCATCGGTATAACGCTGGATAATGGATTCAATATCGGTTTGTTTCACACCCAGCCTCCTGATGATGTAGTCCACGGGTTGTTTTCGACATCCGTCTTATTTGCCTTCCGTTTTTTTCTGCTATGGGTCGTTTTTGCTGATAACGTGGGTGACGCTTCGCCAGTTTCCGGCGTGCTTTCTTCAATCCACGTTGCCCGCCTCGCCCATTCAGGCGCATCCGGCCATTTGATCTTTTCGTATCCGTGCAATATGGCCAGCGCATCGGCATAAACGAGTAGATCGAAAGCTTCATTCGGACCTCGGCCCGGTTTGCTCCATTTTCCATCGGGTGACCGTTCCTCATAGGTCAGCTCATCGTAAAACCAGCTGCCGAGCCATTTAGGGAAATGCACATAGTTCGGGCCGGGTGATTCTCGCCACAGGGCGTTATTCACCTGATCTTTGAGCGCATCAGTCTGAAGAAGGTAAAGCGGCACATCGCCAGCGGCTTTTGCCCGGCGAGTTGATCTGTCAGTGTTATCAGGAAATGTTCGGGTAATTAGTTTTGAGCGTCGGACACTGTCGCCCTTGAAGAGGAAAATCTTTTTACCAAGCCCATCCCGGCGGCACTTACGCCAGAACTTGTAGGCGTTATCGGTGACACCATCCTCACCGCCGGAATCGACAGCCATCGCCATGATCCGCATGCGTTTTGAAGGGTTACTCGCTAAGGGCCATGACTTTTCGAACACGTCAGACAAAAGTAAATCCCAGTCTTCCGGGTAACTTGCCGGATCGATGGAGTAGCATTCACCGTGCTCGTTTGCCCGCAGAGACTGGCGGATGTTGTAGCGATCGACCAGCCATCTCTCACCCTGCTCACCGTAGCCAGTCACCTGAACCACGAAACGACGGGATTTACCGCCCTGCACATCAACGGTTGCAGTCATAAAGAGCACACCATCTGGTACAGATCGCTTCGGCACGTCTTCAGCGCGTCGTTCGAGCAGCTCACTCTTACGTTGTTCGAGACTGGCTCGGGGTAGATAAGGCCGACCAAAGTCGGTATTAACTACCGTTTTCAGCGTCTCTTCACTCTGGGTGGACTCATATTCCTGCTCAGCAGTCAGGAATTTGTATATCATCTGCGACCATGTCTGATATGCAGCCGCAGGCCCCTCCATCCAGAATGAAGCGATGCGTGATCGCCGCGGCTCCCCAAATCTGTTGCCATCACGGTCTATTTTTTCTCCATCGCGTAACCAGACATGGCGGATATTCAGTTCACGTTTCATATCTGCGGTGATCCTGCCTTTGCAGGCCGGGCACTGGAGATATGCAGACTCACTTGCCACAACGGGATCAAGGGAATCCCGGTAGCCCGTCATATTTGCAACCTCCGGCTGAAAATATTCTCCGCAATGCGGGCAAGGCCAGTAAAGGCGGCGGCGGTCACCACGATTAAACAACGATAATATGCCGGTAGTCGGCGGCGCCTCATGTGCAGTGTTTGGTCGCCATTTCGTGTCACGAATATCTCGGCCAGGTGAACTCTCAACCAGAGTCATCCCGCTGGACATAAACGTAGTGGTACGTTTCGAACCAAGGGAAAATGCATCACCTTCCCCGTCGATATCTTCAGGAAAGCGGTCATAGTCAGTTAACGCCACGCTTTTATAGTCTGACGACGACATAATGTTGACTGACGGCCAGCCCAGTTTGAGATAGTTACCGGCCCGGAAGGTGCGGTCGTGAACGTTATTGTCGTTGCGACGCGGACTGAGTCGCGATTTTACTTCCGGACTACACCGGAATGTGCGATCGAGGCGTTTCTTGGAATGTTCACGCGCTTTCTCTTCGGAGACCTGAATAACCAGCATGTCAGCGGGATCACAAACGATGTTGTAGACAATCCAGCCATCAATCAGGCCAATCGTTTTCCCGGTTCGGGCCGGTCCGACAAACACCACCGCATCATATTCACGGGATGCCAGACAATTCATCGGCTCAATAATATAAGGGGCCAGATTGGGGTCCCATGGTACGGAGTTACCCGCCCCCATCGGCACACGCATATATGAGCTGACCGCATCGGCCACCTGCATACGACGTGGGGCACGAAGAATACCGGAGACATCGCGGCGTATCCCCCTGGCAGATGCCCGTTTTGTCATCAGTCCTCCTCTGGCTCATCCTCCTCTGGTTCAGCGTCCATTACTTTTTGGGCAACCTGATCGCGCAGGTCATCAATCACGCTTTGCACGCGTGATACCGCAACCGGCGTAAGTGCACAGTCGCGCTCAAGAATGTCCGGAAGTGTTTCAAGTACCATGACGACGGCTTTCGCCATCATTGAAAATTCACGTGCGACGTCTTCGGCGGGGATAAGTTGCTTGGTATCTACTTCAAATTTCAACCGCTCGTTTTCTGCTTTCCAGTGAGCGAGGCGATCAGGGGGTGTCATCTCTTCAAGATTCGATGAGGAAACAGTCGGGATCATTAATTCTGTCAGAATATCGGTGACAAGATACAACTTAAGTTTGCTGTTACTTCCCTGGGCGGGACTGACATTTTTTAGCCTGGTAGCGACGGTCTGGCGGTGTACGCCAGTAATCCCGGCAAGCTGGTTGATATTGAGTTTTAAAGTAGCGATTTCCTGGTCCATGATGGTGAACACTTTTTATACGATTCGACATCATTGAAAATCCGACATCTGGAAAATCAATAACCTGTGCACATGATGATGATGACTATGAAAAATGAAAACTAGCCGTTTTCCGCGAGTCCGCCGCCCCGTGGTAGCCTCCCCCTCTGGGAGGACCCTTAAATGATAATGACTTTCATTTGCATGTTGCCAGAAGGAATTGGCCATATAGACACTTAGACGTCTAAACGTCCAAATATCCCCTTCCAAACATCGATAATGACATTCATTCGCATTATCAAAGCCCCTCGCGATGTGAAGGGCTTCTGTAATGCGTGCGTTTACAGTGCAGATGGAGACAGCTCCCCTTCTTCAAACCATGCGTCTACAGCTCGCCCGTCTGCTGCGCGATAATGAATAAGGTACTGATTGGGGCTATGCGTATATTCAGCGCGAGCTTTGATATGCCCTTCTTCTTCACTGATAGTAACGGTTACCACCTGCCCAAGTTCATGTTTAAAGCTCATCGGTTATTACCTCTTTTAGATATAAAAAAACCCCGCCGAAGCGAGGTTATCATTTGACTGAAATGTCTATTTCTTGAATGCCTCAGCATAAGCCTGTGCACTCTTTTGTGATGACTCCATTATGTCATCAGTCAGCGTTTGCTGGCCCCACTTGGTGACTTTACCATTAACGAACGTTATAACCAGTCGATCGTTAGCCAATTGTTCGTTATCAATTATTGTGTAACCATAGAGAGCCTTATTCCAGTATATCCAGCGTTCGCGTTCCTGGTTCACATCAGTCCTGCGTGGCGACCCCATGATCTGCATGACGTCGTTTTTATTCATTCCAAGAGATAAAAGCATTGATCTCTGGTTGTAATCTACTTTCTGGACTGTTGGCGCACATGCTGTAATTGTTAAAGCTGAAACACCAATTAATGCTGCAAAAAGTAACTTTTTCACGTCCCTATCCCCATCGGTTTGTTTGGGACAGATTAACAGGGTAAACAACAGTACCGCAATTGAGCACGGCATTATCATAGGCACTTAGTGAATGCCTGCTGTAATGCCTTAGCTGGACTACTCAGCCACGGTATCAAACAACGCCAGCGCCTCAGTCGCTTCCTGGATGGCCTTGCGGGTCTTCGAGACAATCTCACTTTCAGTGAAGACACGATCAAAAGAGTCAGCGAATAGCTCAGCTTTCAGATTGCTATCACCAACCCAGTCAATGGCCAGCTTGGCCGCTGCGGTGTCGTAGTTAACTTTCTTGATGATATCCAGGCGGATTTGCTCGGATGCGGTGATCTCTGACATGTCTTACCTCTGTGCGATGTGGGGAGCATTATCGAAGCCGCACGGTAGCGGCACTGATCGAATATCAGGATGTTACAAAAAGTTACGCTCGCTTATCTTTGAGTTTCCACACAGCAAAATAAGGAGCTTTTATGTCTGTTGATAATCAGAAACTTTTCCAGAAAATCGTCGAGGAGCTGGAATCACTCAAAGGTGAGACCGAGGTACTATCTATCGCTATATCTTGCCTCTTCAGCGAGATGCCATCAGATAGCGTCAGTAAAGTGAGGGTTAAATTCACAAAGGCCGTGAATGAACTAAACACCCTTAAACCAGCAGCAGCTCCTAGTCGAAGAAGGTCGCGTCAAGACGTGTATTCAAAAGCGCTATCAATGATGACCAAGCCTGAATAATTTCGGCATCAAGGTTGCTAAGGAATACGCTTCGGGCATCCTGCGTGTTCCTTTCCTCTTCTGGCTTTAATGCTGCCGGCACTGCGTCAGAGATGTTGATCGGCAGGCTGAGGCTTCTCAGTTCTTCTTTGAGCAGGCGAACCTTTTCGATTACTGAATCAATGGCGTTGTCATCAATTTCAATTACGAGTTTTCGTTCTTTCATAGATACTCCGTTCCGGGCATAAAAAGTCCCGCTATTGCCAGTCATCACGATTGAAAGTTGCCACAGAGTAGCGGGCAACATTTCTCCGCTATACTGTTAAATCGCCGAGTTCAACAGAACAGGAATGAAAATATGATCGATCATTACTATGTAACTCATGCTCAACTCCTGGCGCTGAGAAACGTTGTTGCTTTTATTGTGCAAACGATGCCTGAAGAACAAAAAGAGAGTGTCCTTCAGGTTTTGAAAAAATTTGCTGAAATAGAATTAATAGATGGTATCGACGCGCCGCCTACGAGTGATATCACCCCGAAAACAGTTGAGAAGTTAAATAAAGCCTACAAGGCAATCTTCAATGACATTATCGATCTTTCAACGCCTGGCAGGAAATCTGCTTCAGCAAGCTACCTGCAATAGCTCTCGACCTTATCTCCATGATGGCCAGAACCTTCTTGTCTGGCCCTTTCTCAAGTTTGCTCAGCCGAAATTCAATATTCTTTGTCTTGGTCATCGTGTAACCCTGTCTGTTGATTGCGGGCAGTTGGCCTGCACGGATTTGTTGTGCGCCAGAATGTCGCGCTTCGTCTGTTTATCCATCACGTCTATATCGTGGTCAGTCAGGTAGATGATCCGCACCCAGCTGCAGGCCGTGTCAACGACTACCGGGGCGGGTAAACTTTTCGCGCAGCTCGCGATCAACATCGTCATCAGGCATATGGCTAACAGTCTGCTGTACATCACTGGCCCCTTTCACAACTTCCGCCTTACGTTCTGCCGCGGCGACGATGGCGGCGGCGTTATCTTCGCTGCGCTGCTGCTCGGCCTTTGATTTAGCTTTACTGGTCCCGTGAGCGTGGCCAATACCGAACGCGGCAGCGATAGCGCCCAGGATGACGACCACCAGCCCTGCAATAATTTCAAAGCTCATTGCTGCGGCTCCTTCAGTTCGTCGGCCTTTTCTTTCAATGCTGGCTGGCGTACGTATTGCGATAGCACGGCCAGCACCACCAGCGCAGGGCTAATCAACGCAACGATGTTTGGCGGGAGGAGATTTTTGATATCCGGCGGCAGTACCGCCCAGGCGTGCAGCGCAGCATCCGGGAACGACTGCGCCCACATGCCAACCAGCGCGCCGATAGCTCCCAGCTTTACAGACCACGTTTTCAGCAGCAGGCTGGCATGCCCTACGAACTCCAGCCGGGTATATTTGCGCAGAAGTAACAGAACGAGCACAGCCACCAGCACGAGCAAAGCGAAAATGATCATCTTCATAGGACACGCTCCTTAACCCAGCCGTAGAGAAAATCCTCGTTGGCTTCGCGGCCCTCCGCCAGTTCGAGGTATCTAGCGCCCTGGCTGCAGTTCAGTGCTCTCAGCAGCACCTGCTCGCCTTCTTTCCCGCGGGCTGAAAGATACCCCTTCAGAGCGGTGATAGTTCGGGGTCCAATCACGCCATCCGGGATAAGGTCGGGATAAAGCTTCCCACGCATATTCATTGCCGTCAGCCAGCGCTGAAAGAACTTACTGGCGACGCTGGGCCCCATGTTCACTCCAGTGTCGCAAAGCTCATCTGCCAGTAACGTAGACAAACTCGCCACCTGGTCGAACCGGGGGCCGGTCCAGTAATCGCTCAGCAGGATTTGCTTTGCTGTTTCCCTGGGCAGCTCTCGCATATCTCCGGTGTAGCCATGTGCGCGAGCTATAGTCTGCGTGATGCCCCAGCGGGTTGGCCCGCCTTTATCAGAGGGGTGATCGACATAACCACCCTCTTTTCCGAGGATACCCTCGATAATCTGATCTGCTGTCATTGTGCTTTCACTCCGGTGATTCGTTCCCAGAAATACGTGAGCGCTACGGAACCCATAGCACCACTGATACCGGCAGTGGCCAGTATCATGTAAATACTCAGGCCACCTTCAATGCTGATGAGCCCACCAATGACCCCGGTAAAAGCCGAAACCACAATCTGCGCAAAAGCATTTATCCAGCTCCATTTCGCTTTGCCCTGCTTCACATCCATCAGGAATCGGACAAGGCCGCCCCAGCCAGCAATGATGAGCAGAGCCAGCCAGGTGATTCCGGCCATGCTTTCTTTGTCTTGCATATGCTTTGCCATAGATTCACCTCCGGGTTAACGGGGTGCTGTGTGTTTGAAAAGGATCAGGCCCATCGGGCTGATTTAACAACGAGCCGTTTCGAAGATAGTTCCCGTGAGCCTGAAATGAAAAAGGCCACGCAATAGCGCAGCCCTTAAATGTTTTTGGTTAGTTGAAGTGCCTTAATCAGACGAAAAAAAGCCCGCTCAGAGGAACGGGCAGAAATGTAGGCAATACTGATTCTGTACCGGATCGAGACGCACCTAATAGTCCGAGCTACCGATTTACCAGGAGAGCGCTCATTTTTCCGTTACTACCTTTTAAACATAGCTGGAGAAGCCGAAACGACAACCCCACTACCAAATAGCTTAGTGGCATTGCGTGGTGCCGGGTGCCTCCCGGTGAGCATGCCCCAGTCGGCATGGCCCGCGCTGCA